GCAATCGCCGAAGATCGCAAGCGCGCCGCTGAAATTACCGAATGCGGTAATGGATTCCGCCGCAACCAGGCTGAGATCACGAAGGCCATCGAAAGCGGCCTCTCGATTGACGACTACAAGCGCCAACTCCTCGACAACATGAAAGCCGAAAATCCCGCCTATTCCGCCGGACGCGTTGAAGTCCTCAGCGAACCCGTCAAGAAGGGCACTCGCCAATACCTGCAAAGCACCTGGGCCGAAAACGCCAAGCGTGCTCTCGGTGATCGTGGCCGAAACATCGTTGTTCCCACCTACTCGGAAGCTCGCGAGTTCTCGCGCAACTACATCGGCGGATCGCAAACTCCGTTCCACCGCTCCTTGACCGGATCCGTTACGCTCGTTGACAAGCTCGCCATCGATGAGGGCATCGGTATGCCGATCGTAGAGGAAGTCGTCGCGATGTATCCCGAAATCGCAGTCTTCCCGGTTGATACCATCTCCGGTGATACCGTGACGCTCTCGATCCAAACCGGCAATCCCTCCGTCGGATATCGGAATGCCAACGAAGGAACCTCGGCCAAGAAAGGCACGTTCGCCTCGCGGATCTTTCAAACCTCGATCATCGAGCAGTTCATTAACGTGGACATTCAAGGCGTTCTCAACGCCAGCAAGGATCCGGCTCGCGTTCTGACCGCCGAAGCCCGCAGCGTGACGAAGGCAGTGCTTAGCCACATCGCATACCAGCAGTGGTATGCTGGCACGGTTCAGGCAAATGTTGATTCCAAGGCGGCCCCAGGCTTCCTTGCCCAATCAAACAGCGCCGCAACCCACGTTGTCGATGCTACCGGTTCCACGGCCAAAACCTCGGTCTGGGTCATGGAACTCGGACAAGGCTTCTGCGACCACGTCTACGGCAATGACAACACCCTCCTGTTTGGTGAAGACTGGACCGAAGAGACGGTTGACGATGCCAACGGCAACAGCCTCCGCTGCCTTCAGAACTGGATTTCGGGCCGTGTCGCTCCTCGCCTCGCTGACAAAAATAAAGCGCTGCGCATCAAGAACGTCGCAACAGATTCGGGCAAGGGCCTCACCGACACTCTCCTTGCGAAGGCATTCCGCCAAGCTCGCGAACTCGGCATGAACCCCAACGCGATCTTCGCAACGCCTCGCTCAATCGAGCAGCTCCAGGTTAGCCGCACCACCTACTCGCCCATCGGCGCTCCCGCTCCGATGCCCGAAGAGTATCAAGGTGTCCCGATCTATCAAACCATCAACCTTTCCAACGCGGAGACGGTCTGATTTAACCCATCCTGACAACCCCAACTACACAAGACCATGTCACAAAAAGTTAATCGCCGGAACAAAGCAGACGCTCTCCTGAGCGTGACCAAGGCGCTCCCCGCCGCCGCTGCCAACAACGACTCCGATGAAATCTACATCGGGCCTGCTGGACCGCATCGCGAAGGCATGAAGCTCCGCGCTTCGTGGCCCGCCAACACCGTCCTCGTCGCCACCAAGCTCCTCACGCTCACTCTCAAGAGTGGTGCAACTGGCGCTCTGGCCGCCGAAACCGATCCCACTGCTACCTACGTCATTACCGGTGATACCGGTTTCGCCGCCGGCTACGTCGATTTCGAACTCGGCCAGAACGTCGGCGAATACGTCGCGGTCAATCAAGCCGTCGAAACTGGCGGTGGATCCAACATCGCGACCAGCTTCACCTACACGGTGGTCTGCTAAAAAATCCCGCTCATGCCCGCAGTAAATTCGAACGCGAAAGCCGACGACGCACCGGGGGAGGTTCCGCCTCTTCCCTCCCCTGGTGCGACTGCGGACAGGGTTACCCGCATTCAGCGCATCGTTGACATTGTTGAAATGCTCAACGGAACGCCGGACCAAGAGACGGTTATCGAGGACGAGCGGAAGAACCTCACAGCATTTATTGCTGAGGGTCTCGACGCAAGCCTAACCGCCAAAGTTAAAGCCATCCTAAAATGAGCTATGCAACCCTCGATCATCAAGCAGCCCTTGCCGATCTGATCGCGTTTGAAGGCAAAATGATCGAAATCGACGGCGTGAAAATGAGGGCAATTATCGAACAAGGCGACACCTCCTTTGAGGCTAGTGAATTCGGAATCGACAACCGCGAAAGCACACTCACCGCTACGATCTTAAACAGAGGCACGACGCCGCGCAAACAAGCGCCCGTCTTTTACAAAGGGCAGAAATATCGCATCACGGCAATCAAGCCCGAGGGCGAAAGAATCCTTTCCATTGATCTGACAAATGATTGATACCACCCCAGACCTCGCAGAGCGAGTCGAGGATAGCATCGCGCGAGTTTTCCGCGATGCCTTCCCGGGTATCCTCATTGCCACCTCCAGCAAGCCGGTAGATCGCGTTGGAACCTCCATTGGCATCAAGGCCGAAAGCGGCGCAGAAGAGCCAATCGGAACGAACATGTTCCCCATCTCCATCGACATCGAGACGCGCAATCTTGATGCACAACAACGCGAACTCATGCGCGAAATGATCGGCAATGCCGACTCTGCCAAGCAGACGGTTTCCGCTTACTCTGCCAAATCCTTTTCCATGCCGCGAGGCCAAGCCGTCGAAATGATCGGCGCAGCTCGCACGGTCGAGAACGAAAACGACCGCATCATCACCTATTCTCTTGTCGCCACAATCCAACCCATCTGAGCCATGCCCACTCCTACTTTTGTCTCTGCAACCAATATGATCAAAGGCGTCGTCGCTACGGAAACGGCGATCAATATCTCCGATTTCCGCCAAGGCTGGACCAACGAAAAGATCTTCATCGAAGACAAAGGCGGATCGCCGACTGGTTTTGTTTACAACTTCCTGACTGCGACCACCTGCACAATTACCGGGGAGGTCAACACCTCCGCTCTGTCTGGCATTCTTGGTGTCGCTTTCGGAACTGCCGAAACCATCGCAAATTCCGTCTCTGGCTACGGCATCACGACAGGCGGGTTTTACATGGATGACATCGAAATCAGTCAATCGCGAGGCGCCTTGGCAACTGCTACGGTGAACTTCACCAAGCATCCTGATATCACCTGAGGATGAGCGAAACAAAAGGGGCGGGAGTTAATATCATCCCAACGCAATGTCCGCGCTTCTTCGCGGCTTGTGTGACTGCTGGCGTCGAGCTGGAACCTGGAACCCCAGGCGTCTCCAACGTCTATTCCAAGGGCGTGACCTACGATCCCGACGAGCCGGGAACGATCAGCTATCACCTCGACAATAAGACCGTCGGCCCCTTGTCGCTCGCCAAGGTCTGGCGGGATCCGTCGCAAGACATGACCGAAGCCGCAGCCCTGCCGGCGCGAATGATCAGCGCAAGGACAGAGGACCATTGGCAGCAGATCGCCGACGATCTGGAATTGCTGCACGTTTATTGTGCCATCGCGCACATCAAGTCATTCGCCGATGGGAAATTCGCCATTGGAATGCGTGCCGTTACCGACGAGGAGGAGCGCGCCGCACAAATGCTCTCCGACATGCCCGATGTCATCCGCAACGCCACAGGCAGGCGCAACGGAGGAAAGATCGCTGAACGTTTTGATGCCATCTGGATGCCCGCCATGTTCGCATGGGTAAAAGCATGGGTGGCCAATTACCTAGAGCTGAAAGACATCTGGAAAGCCGCCAATCCCGCAATCAAGATCGAGCGCGAGGGCTTTCCGCTCGTCATCCCGAAAGGTCCACAATTTGAGAAACTAGCCCGTCGTTGGGTCAAATAACCAAAAAAGAAGCATGAGTGAAATCACCATCGAAGACATCGAAAAAGAAAACAGCGTCACGCCTGACATCGTTGCCGCACGTAGCCGATCTTACCAGTTTAAAGGGAAGCCCCTCAAGCCCTTTTCAAAATCCCGTTCCACCGCCGCGCGATGCATGGGCAACTCCCTTTTCCTCGGTCGCGCAAGGCCGGATGAAAACGGAGTCTGGGACCAGATCACGCTCGACTCCATCATGGTTGTCTGGCTCTGTTCCGTAGACGATTCCCGCGTTGCCCGTGCCTGTCTCAATCGCGATCAAGCGATCATCGAGATGATGGCATGGTGGGACAAGGAGGGCGGAGAAATCGGCGGAGCGGAGGAGATCGAAGCCGTCCAGCTTCTCAACATGATCTGCGAGGATATTCAGACCGTCTCGGCATCTGTTGAATCTCCCTCCGGTGGCCGCGACACCTCCAACGTGGGGGAGTGATCGGGAGCGATGCTGACTACGTTTCGACCGTAGCAGCAAAGCTCCCCGGCCAGACTTGGGCATACTACATGGACGAACTGCCGCTCTGCATCGGTATGCAATTGCGGAATGCGGACCTTTTCGAGCGCGGCTGCGACATTGTGCCACCAGGCAGGAGCGCATCGGCAAAGATGCAGGAGATCCTTGGCGAACATGCGGAAGCGTGGTTTAGTTGAGCATGGACAGAATAACGGCATCGGTAGACGTTCGCGAGTTTATGGCTGCATTGCAGGCATACGAGAAGGAATCGTCGCGAGATTTGAAAACCGTTGTGAAATCAACAGCAATAGATGTTGCGTTTAAAGCCAATCAATCAGCAACGGCAGCAAAGAAATCGTCGATTCCCAATCTGAAAACCGGGCTTTTTAACGCGCTGGCAGCAAAGGCCGGATTTACTCGCGGCAATGGCAACCAAAGGGAGGCCCAACGCCTTTATAATCGCCGCATCTCCGCGATCAAATACAGCAAATCGCTGTTTCTGAAAATGGCGCAGGATCTTGGCGCAAAGGTCGCATCGCTTCGCAAGAAGATCGAAAACGCAGGAGCGGAGGACAAAGGCACGATTTTGATTCCGGCCATTGAACTTACGATTGAAGGCGTTGACATGGATCACGCCAGCAAAGTCCTAGCGCCAGCATTGCAGGAGGGCGTCAATAAAAGCGCGGCTAAGATGCGCCAGCGAATCGCGGACAAGATCGCCAAACGCGCCCAAGCTCACTCAGGCAAAAGACGGTAATGCAACGGTTTTCGATCAAACAGCTTTCCTCGATGTTTCGCACCAACCGCGAGACGGTCGAAAAACGCGCATCGCACCTGGGGCTGAAATACGAGGATGGGGACAACGGCGCAAAACTCTACGACATCTTTGAGATCGCTCAGCTTCGCCCTCCACCAGCTCGCAGTGAAGGCGCGATGTCCTTGGAGGAGGCAAGGACGCGAGAGGCTAGAGCGCGAGCGGAGGGGCTGGAAATGGACAATGCCCGGAAGCGCAGGGAGCTGGCCAACGTAGACGAGCTAATGGCCGCTCAAAATGTCCTCTTTGACGAGATCGCCGCGATGATCAAGAAATCGAAAATGACCGACGCCGAAAAAGAGGATTGCTTGAGCGTGATCTCCTCGGTTCCTCGGAAGTGCTGGGGCGAGCTTTAAACGTTACCGGGAGGCGGGGGCGCTTTCCCAATTGCCGTAGACAGCCCTGCCGCTTCCAGCTTGGCATTGTCCGCCTCATTCTCGGCAATAATCTTGTCGATATTGAGGCCGCGATCTTTGGCCGCACGCTCTCTGGAATTGAGTGACAAGGCAATTTCCCGCTCGATGGCCTCGATGTCGCCGACAGGATCGACCCAGGTCCACGTCCTGCCGGAAAACTCGACATGGGACAGGCGGTCGAAATCAAGGAGGGTATAGCCTTCAATCCTACCCATCAAGAGGGCCATGCGGAGCCAACGCTCAAAAAGCGGAATCTCAAACGTGTCGATGAACCAAGAGTGGAGAATCTTGTAGATGTCGCGCTCTGAAAGGACGCCCTGCCGGATAGAAGAATACGAAACGCCCTCAAGATCCTGCGCCCATGTGTTGTAATTGACGTAGATGCCGGGGGAGACGCCGCGCAGAATGGCCTTGCGGAAATCAGGCATAGCGCTGTTGGGATGGGCCGGATCAATCATCTGGGCCTCGACGCCATGCGGCAGCGTCTCAAACGTGCCTGGTGCGGAGGGCGCAATGGCCTTGCCGTCGTCGTCCTCATCGCCAGTGTATTGCGCTTCTCCGGTCTGCTTGAAAAAGCCAAGCTTGTTTGCGCTGATACGGGCGGCGATGACCTCGGCCTCTTCAAATTTGGCAAGATGCCGAAGGCGAAGGAGCGCGTTGGCAAGCCAAGAGTAGCCTTGGCTCTGGTTGATGCGTCGAGCCAAAAAGGTGTGGATCATGTTATCGGACCCAACGGCGAACGTTTCGCGCGTATACCTGCCGCTCTTAGGATCCATTTTCCTAAGGTGGTATCTGATCGGCTCGTCCCACTCGTCGAACTCGACGCCCATGTAGATACGAGCGGCATCGTTCCGGTGATGCGGATCGAGCGCGTCGATCTCGATGCCCTGCGCGGCAAAGCGGAAATCGTTTTTCGGAAAGCCCTCGATGGTGCGTGTCAAAAAGCCACCATCGCGAACGGCAGAGCGCAAGGCTAGACGCTCGAAAGCAGCGCGTGAGAACTGGCGCGTAACGTCGAAATTGCCACGCCGGGAGAAATCCTCCCACGCCTCCTCAACCTTTGCTCTCGCGTTGTTATCGGCGCTGTTTGACAAGCCCTTTTTGCTCCTCGCATCTGCTCGACGGGCGAGCGATTTCATGCGAATACCATGCTGGCCGATGACGTTGGATTCCAAAGCCATCAACGCGCCCTCGATGTAGCCATCATTCCGCTCAGAATCCCGCGCACGGTCGCGCAGTGACTTGGCATCCTGCTTGATCGCGTTATCCGCTGGGCCTGTCCCGGCAACCCAATCGTTGGTGTATCGAGTTCCCTTGGCCGCGTCAAAATTACGAAGGCGGATTGGCTTATTGTTGGGACCGTAAAGTAATGGTTTCATTCAAAGCGGGAGTAAATGGTTCGACCGTTGGAAAGCCCTGCATCAGCGCGAGCCTTGGCGATCTCGGTGTCGAGGTCGCGCCGGTATTTGGTCAAAAGCTCGCGAGCGTCC